GGCTCTTCTGTCGAGTTTTGAGCTTGACGGTGCAAAGGATGCGAATACAGTTGAGTTGAGCTTCGAGAAGACAGCTGTTGAGGCTGGTACTCGTAGGTTGAACGCTCGCTGGTCAGTTGAACTCGAGCAGGATCTTAAGAATATGAATGGTATTGATGTTGACGCTGAGTTAACAAATGCTATGTCGTATGAGATTCAAGCTGAGATTGATCGTGAGATGATTATTCGCATGGTTCAAGCTGCTATTGGTGGTGGATTCCAGACTGGGTTCTCTACGTATAGAGTCTCAGCTGCTGATGCCCGCTGGCAGGGTGAAAGAAACCGAGACTTCTATCAGAAGTTAATTGTTGAGGCTAATAGGATGGCCGTTCGCAATCGTCGTGGTGCTGCTAACTTTATTGTTGCTACACCTAGTATTTGCGCTCTTCTTGAGATGCTCCCTGAGTTCTCTTGGATGACAATGAACGGTAACGTTAATACGCAACCGGTTGGTGTTGCTAAGGTTGGTAACGTTGGTGGACGTTTTAACGTTTATCGCGATACACGTACTGAAGCTCAGTATAATCTCGGTACTACCGTAAACAAGAACAAGGTTGAGTATGCCTTGCTTGGTTATAAAGGACCTGAGTATTATGATACTGGTATCATTTACTGTCCTTATATCCCGGTTATGGTGCAACGGTCAATTGATCCGAACTCCTTCTATCCGAAGGTCGGTATGTTGACTCGATATGGTGTTGTTGATCACCTCTTTGGTGCTTCTAACTATTACCATGTTGTGTTTGTACTTGGTATTGGTGACAAGTTTGCTAGTGGTGCGTCATCGGCGCAGTCCACAGTATTCCAGTAAGCCGATATATTGTTTATTATCGAAGGGCGCTCGAAAGAGCGCCCTTTTTTATTGTCTAATGGTCTTAATCCATGGGATAGTTTCATCCCACATAGTATTATCAATTAGCTCTATCTTATTAGCTCTAACTGGATTAATGTCCCATCCACCTCTTCTGACATATAAACATGCAACCATTAATTCTCGCGGGGAGAACCTATCGTACAAGCGTTTATAAATAGTTTCACATATTTCTTCATGGAAGTGATTTTCGTCTCTAAACGAAACAATATATTCAAGTAGTTCTTTTATTCCAGGTAACCAATGTCCTTCTATATGAATAAATACATCTCCCCAATCTGGCTGAGATGTAACACGACAGTTACTTTTAAGTAATGAAGACATTACATTTAGATTATTAGGCTCTGCCATAGAGGTATATTTGGTATCAAATATAGATGGATCTTCTTTATACTTAGTAATGGTAATATCTGATTTTAGGAAGTGTTCTAACCGTACATATTTCTTAGTTGGAATTATTGCTAATGAATTTGGTACAGCATCATATGATTCTAAGAATGGATTAGATACTCTTGACACATCTGTATCACAGGAGAATAACTTAACCTTTACTTCTGTCTGTAATAGCTTACTAAGGTCAGTTGTAGCATGATATTCAATATTAGTCACAACCTCTTCTATAGTTTCACCAAATTTTGTCATATTAAAGCTATTCCAATATAACTTCATAGATTTAGATTCGACAATATATTTACTATCACAAGGATACACTACTTTAGCGACAGCGTTAACAGGTAGCCCGTTATCCATTAAGCCTGAAATCTCATATCCGTTCCAGACATCATACCCTACGAACGGTAAATCTTTATCTTTAATTTTAAGATGCTTACGATTGCTAGATCTGGGCTCTCTTACTAAGAGTTTTTCATCATATTCGGATTTATATTTACTAGTTTTACCTAGATGCTTGCTTACGTTTTTATTATCAAGTTTACTCATGATACATTATTTCTATCATCTTATTATAGCGTGTTTCAACACTCCCTTCAAGTACAAAAACATTTGGATACTTATCTAAGATTAACTCTTCATATAATCTAATAATCTTATTGCGAAAGCTTTCACTCATAGATCTCTCACCGTCATTAATCAGAGCTACATCATACGGGCTAGTATAAAAGATATAATCATATTTTGAAATATATCTTTTTATCATTCTAGAAAACATCTTATCTGTGAATTCATCTACTTTACCTCCCATCCGGAAATATCGCGTATAAATAAACCCATCGACAAGACATCTATCTAAAATAGTATCCATATCTGTATTAGTGTATGAAAAAATATTATTTAGATGATCAACTAATATTGCGGTTTGAGTGTCGATGTAGTCACCTCCATCATCATTTATCTCAAATCCTTGTCTTTTTAGTTTACGAGTAACTTCAGGAACTACATTCCAATGATTCCTACAATCATTCCAATGATTGAGTGATGTAGTTTTACCTGAAGATTGAGCTCCTGTAAACGATATTAACATTATTTGCCCCAAGTACCATTATCGACTATCTGAGCAATTTTGCAATATAAACTTGAATCTTTCCAAGCATCGACAATTGGTTCATTAGCAGCTTCAGTACTACGTTTCACAACGATGAGATTAATTAGTCTCTGTACTTTATCATGAATACGGAACACTAGTCCTGTCTTAGCAACTAACTGGCCATCAGGTTTAGATACGTCTTGACCGACTGAAATATTACCAGGACCATAATCGTATTGTTTCTCGATGAATAGTTTATATTCCTCTTCAAGCAAGCTCTTTAACATTGCACATGTCTCAGGATAGTCTTGCTCGACTTCCGCTTTAATTGTATCGTAATCTTTCATTTAAAAAATTTATCCATAATTCTGAGGATGCAACGTGAAGCGCATCTAGAAAGTCAATAAATGTCTCGAAGTTATTATTAATAAGACATTTCTCTACAATAGGACCATCATCGAGCTCTGGGGTTACTTTATGAATAACACAACCTACTCTTATATGGTTTTCTTTCCATGCCTTTTTTTGAGGATTAATACCTTTTAATTCAGGATGTATATGAATTGCTCCGGGATGTCCGTTATAAATAGTAGATGATTTAGTAAAGTCTGGAGGTAAGATTCTAAGATAACCATGAAGAGTAATAAGGACTTCATTCATCCATTCTTCTCTTAGTATAGAGAACCCTAACTTATCAGCTGCTTTGAGATAGTCTATTTCTTTTGGCCATGCAGGTAGTGTAACTAACTTAGTATCTCCTTGTCTTACTCGTTGTACAAGTTCGACATGAGTAGTCTTATCGTCTTGTTTGTTTGTTACAACAAGATCAGGCCATCTATCGATAGCTTTAGAGACGTTAACAATTTCAGATCCAGTCTGACTATAAAATGCTACCCACTTCATCGCTTAATAATTTTTTTGAATTGGCTGGTGTTGTATCTAATAATCTCTTTTGCGTCTTCATCAGGATCAGCGTGGATAAGATCTGCTAATAGTTGACTAGGTTTATGATTGAGACCAAAATCACCATTATATTGATATCCTAACAGACCTGCAACTACTGGATTAGATGTATCAAGACTTCTAATATTATAGACATTATTATTTACATACCATTTAAACTCTCTGGCGAGTGATGCACCTAACAGGTGATGCGGTTTATTCCAGTCCCAATAACCTTCATCAATAAGTCGTTTTACAAGATGTTGTCTTCCTGTGGTTTGCCGCATTAATTTTTTAGGGGATAGTAAATTACTAAAACCAGTTACATCGTACATGCTAAAATCAAAACTAATAGCAATATAATCAGCATGTGCTGACATAAACCTATAACACTCAACGACTTCCGACCACGTTTTTCCTTGAACAGCTCCTATTGTAGCACCTGGTAAGCCCTTATATTCATCTGTAAACTCTTTAAAATTATCCATTGTACCTTCTGAGTCCTCTAATACGTCAGGTACGATGTAATAATTTGGTTGTATCTTCTCACACCACTCTGCATATTTTGCCGAATCGAATGCTTCCTTAAGCTCAAAAATAGAATTATCTAATAAAATTTCTCCATCCGGTCTTGTTGCTCTGTATTTTCCTAGGAACCAATCTTTATATTCTGGTTCCTCTTCCATTAAGTGCACTAAACAATATTGATAATCGTTATATAATATCGACTCTGGAAGAAGAGTGATAGGAGACTCGTGCGAGACTTTAATCATAAGCACTATTATAGCATATCTACTACAAAGATCAAGTAATAAATAATTATACATGCCAGATATAAAAGCATCAGCAAAAAAGGCACTCGGTGGTGCTGCAGCTAGTGCGGCAAAAGCACTAGCTGCAATTAAGAAAAAGCTTGCGATCCCAACGATCCCGCCTTTCCCGGAAATAGCGATAAACATTAAAAGCTTAATATCGGTAAAATTAATAAAAGCAGCAATTAAGAAAAAAATCGATGCTGTTAAAGACATCTTAGATCCTACTAAAATAAAAGATCAGTTATCAGGTGATAAAAAAACTGGTATCATTGCATCGATTACACCTAGACAAGTTAAGGATCTCGTTAAAGCAGCTAAAGAAGGCTCAAAGCTAACTCCGAAAGAAGCTATAACAGGTACATTGGAAAAATTTACTGGTGTGAGTTTAGATCAAGATAATTTATTACAAAGTTTAGGCGGAGCAGTATTAGATTCTATTAAATCACAAATATCTGCTCTTAAAGACACATTCATGCAAACAGTAGTTGGTTGTATTAATAAAGCAGTAAGAGATTTACTTAATAAGTTTCCTACTTTAGATTTTTTAATAAATCTTGAAGATAGATTAAATGGTATTTTAGGAAAATTTCGAAATCAATTAGAACAAAAAATTGATGCAGAACTCCGAGGGTTAATGTATCAGAAAATTAAAATACATCAATTAACGTTGTTTAAACAAAGCTTACATGGATCAATTAGATCGATTTGTCCTGAGGCGACACCTGCTTCTTCTGCTGAAGTAAAGGCGTTTATGGATTCTTATGAGGAAGGAAAGAAAAAAAGAGAAGAAGCAAATAAAGTTAAAGATACAAAAAATCAAATAGATGATCAATCACCTGCTACACCTAAAGTACCTACCCCGGCATCAGTTCAAGATTCACTATCAGAAAGAGTTCGGAGAGATATGGGGAAGTCAGATTATCGTGCTCAAGTTGCTAACCAAGCAGCTACTAATGGCGTTAACGCCACACAACGTACGATTGCGAAAGGTCAAGCAGTAAGTAATAATACTGTTAGTTCAATAGTAAGCTCCCAGCACCGTCTTCTAGGTGGTACCACCACGTATGTGTTTACAGGACGACGTACGATCAGCGGGCGATGGCAGACTGAAGAAGAGAAAAAACAGAACAAAGAATTAGCAGCTCGAATTGATGCACAAGTCAAGGCCAATGCGAATTTCAAGGGCAGTACTGGTACCTTAGCGACAGTCCCGGGCGTTGGTGGGCAGTGGAGCTCGATGACCAGTTCGGGTGATATGACCGATTGGTATGAAAAAACTACTAATCCTGCACCAGCAGTCATCAACATTAGAGATCGTCGATCTGGTGAGACTGAAAAAGAATATCAGCACTATCTAGCTTATGCAAAAGTGGGTCTAGATGCTGATTCTGTGGTATTCATGGGAGGCGACGATGCATAGAATAAAATAAAATGAGTATATATGTAAATGCAAATATAGATTCAAAATTAAACGAATCTAAGAGATATTTTGGAAATTATTTAGGTATAGTTATACAAAATAATGATCCTGATAAAGGCGGTAAAATAAAAATATGGGTACCTCATATATCACCTACAGTGTATAAAAACTGGGATGAAAAAAATGAGGATAAGTCTTTTAAATTTATTGGAAAAAATATCGATAGTGATATTACAGATATTATAGAAGAGCTTAAGGTTGTAGTACCGTGGGCAGAGTGTGCCTCACCGTTAGTAGGTAGTATGGCGCCAGCTAGATATAATGCATATAGTCAAACAGCAACAATATCTGATTCAAATAAAATAGAGAATCCTATGCAAGATGCAGCTGGAGAAGAACCTATTGCAGCAGCTGGAGACTTAAGGACGCAGAATATTCATATGGACCCAGCTGGTGAGACTGGTTATAAACTCAATAGCGATGGTATAGGTGAAAAGCCTGCTCGAAAGTATGAACATCATGACCTTAAAGTTGCTGATGCATTTTCAAATAAAAATGAAGTTAGATTTAATAATGTAAATAAGTTTTCATATAATTATGTTCCTACCTCTTATTCTAATAGTGCAAAGGGTAGCTTTAGTGTACCTAATGTAGGTGCCCATGTATGGGTATTTTTTGCGGAAGGTAATCCAGATAATCCTGTTTATTTTGCAACTACGTATGGTGAAGCAGAATGGAAGTCGATATATAATTCTGATTTAGATTACCCAGGTTCGTATGAAAATGTAAGCACCGAATATAATCACAACACAGACATTTATAGAAATAAATATGTTATAAATCAAAAGGGTGGTACTATAGAAATAGTTAGTACTGATAATAAAGAGGCATTAAAGCTAACTCATTATTCTGGATCGTTTAAGGAATTTAATAATGATGTTAATATTGAATTTGCTTCAAAAAATAATCAGAAGTTAGTTCAAGGTGACGAGTTCTTTACTATTAATGGTACTAAGAATGATTATATTGGTAGAGATTATGATCAAATTATTAACGGAGATTATTATAAAAAGATTGGTAATTTAACTAGAGAATATCAAAAGGAATGGCGCGACCTTATGGAGTCTGTTGCTGACGGTAAGCAGTTATTTGAACTTAAAAGAGCTGAGGCTATAATAGATCCGAATGATTTTATAAAGAAGACTTCAGGTCTTCAGCGTAAATTAGGAACCCCCGGCCCATGTCCTCTTTGTAGTGAAGTAAGTTTAAAAGATCAGATATGGGACAATGCATATACATTTAAAAGTGTTATACAAAATGCGGCTTATACTAGCGATACGCCTTCATTTGAATTCTTGTTCGGAGTTCAATCAACATATGCTAATACTGTTAGTGATTTAATTGATCCGGGCGGCCCAGCCCGGTTTTTAGGTAAATCACCCTGCCCGGTTTGTGGTGGGTCGGGCAAAAGCCCATCTAGCCGAGATGGGGATTGGGATGTTGAAACAGATAAAGAAAAACATGTTATAGATAATCTTCAGACAAAAATTCAAAAAATAATCGATACTGAGAAAAAGTTGGGATTAGGTGGGAGTGAAATTGTAAACATCACAAAACATAAAATAGAAAATATTGGCTTAATTTATAATGATTTTCCATCAGTGCGTATAGATGAGGTTGGGAAGATTGAAAATTATCAAGTACAATCATTCGATAAAGGAGTTGTTACAACAAAGAAAGAATCTGCTTTATTAGAATATGTTCATCAGGATGATTTCCCCGGAGGAGATTATACACAAAACATCGGCAATAAATGGAATGTCTTAGTTGGTAGTGGTGGTGTCAGTATTAAGTCTACAGGTGGTGTTGATATCGGAGGAACCATAACAAACATTGCTGGACAACAAGTTAATATAAGTTCAGAGTATGAAATTAATATGTCATCTAAAAGGATCGATATTGCCGCTGACATGTTAACTCTACGCAATAAACATAGTAAACAAGTATTAGTAGATAGTAATTTAGGTGTTAGTCAAAATGTTGTTATTCAAGGCGGAGCACATGTAGAAGGAGAGTTGAGTGTTCATCATGTATCGGCTCCTGTTGAAGTACAAGAAACAGAACCTATCGTATTGTTTGGTAAGTTATTAGAAGGACTATCTTTTAAAGTTAACATCGAGGGTGGCAGGATGACTAATCATCCTAAACCGGGTCGGGGATTGATGTGTAATGCTTGTACGTTAACGTTAGTAGCTCCAAGTAATGACAATCTTGTTGAATCGTATCCTCATACTCACCCGTTTAAGAACCTACCACTTAAGTTATATGCAGATAAAGATGGGGTTCGTGCGGTAGCAAAAGAATTAAATAACCATATCCGATCTCAAGCAGACCCTGTAGTACATGAAAAGAAAGGTGGCGAAATACTTTAAGTATCCCGCCACCTGATATTATATAAGATAAGAAGCTTTAAGCAACTTCGACATTAATTACTTTATGGTCTTTGCCAGTATGTGTATCTTTTTCCAGTCTTGGAACAGTAATACGTAAAACACCATCAGTAATTTTTGCGTTTAATTGCTCGATATTAAAATC